GTAAACCGTGCACCTGAGCTCGGCGATCTGCTTCTCGTCGATCTCCTGCTTCACCACGACTTTCACTAGGTCGTCCATCTTCATGCTGATTCGCCCCAGCCATCCCACGATCAGGAGACCGACTATCACCAATATCCAGTCCTTCCATGCGTGCTTGTCTCCACCTCTCTCGCGATACCCGCCTTCGATACGAACATCAACTTGACCTTCACGCTCTCGTAGAATCCTTTCGTAGTCGGGCTCATGAAAGCTATTGGGATGTCGTCTAGATTCCATGGCACGTTCGAAGCGTTTCAGCAAATCCACACATCGCTCATATAAACCAGTGAAGGTGAAGAGTAGCTTTGCGATACTAACCTTGTACGATTCAGTCCTACTATCCGATGGGATATCGCCCTGGGGAGACGATTCAATAGCCCCGCTCATGATTCTCCTTGTATCACGCGACCCAAACCTAAAAAGGACGGAGTGAGCCGAACAAACGACAGCACTCCGCCAACTTCCGGGGAAACTCGCCCAGTGCGCTAAAGGGCACTGTCCGACAACAACTATTGGAGGGGCGCCCCGGGAAGTGCTGGGTTCGCCGTGGCCGGTGTAGAAGACTTTTCGATGAGCCGCTGAATGAGCGCATCGCGCAATTCCGCCTGCAGATCCTCCAAGCGGCGCGCTGATTGGATCGCTCTGGCCATGTCCTCAACGGTCAGATTCATAGGGGACGCTCCGGTAGCTGGACGCGCGGGAAGTCCGGGTGGGATGTGATGTTGCGCAAAGATCGTCGCCACTGCTGGAGAGCCGAGTATTGGTGATCCGTCAATGTGGTCTGGTTGGGGTCAAGCTCGACTTCATCGCGGTGTCGTGCGACCAGCCAGTCGGTTTCGCGAAGGGCCGCATCGCGACTTGCGAGTAATCCCGGCGCAGGGTCCCGATCGACCGCGACAGGTCCGCCGTGAGTGCCTGCGACGATCTGCTGGCCTCGCGCCTGCGCATCGAGCAGCTCTCGCCAGGTCTCGTCTGAGATCTCCACGGCATCGATTGGGATCTGATGCTTTTCGTGGACATCCCCCGTGTAGAATCCACCCGTCGATTTGCTATAGAACTTGCTCATGGAAATGACCTACCAGCCAAAGGCGATCCAGTTGATGACGGCGCTGCCATTGGTCGCTTGAAAGAATGTCGTACCGGGCGCCTGATTGAGGAATATCTGATTGGTAGTCCCTTCATTGGTGAAGACGACTGCGAAACATGCATGCGGAAAAGCGATGGGAAAAAAAACAGCTGTCAGTCCGCTGATGGTCGCGCGTCCGCCCTGGATGATCGCCTTGTCCGCAACCTGCTGATAGCCTCCAGAACCGAAGGCAAAGTTTGCGCTGGTAAGCGATCCTAGAGCCGACCTTACGGCGGCGACACTCGCCTTGCGCAAAAAATTGTCCGCTCCATTCGTCACCATGATCTGACTGATGGACGGATTCTCGTTGTTGCTGGTTGCTTGAGAAAAGTACTCTCCGTAGATCGAGCCGCTGGAATCTCGAACTACGACGCTATTACCGGAAGCGCTTATGTTAGGAAGCAGAGACTGGAGCGCTTGAGAATTCGCCACACTGAAGTTTGACGGGTTCCAGACAAAGATGCTGGCGCCGTCATTACTACCGAATAGCCAGGATGGCTGACCTGACTGGCCACTCCATTGAGGCGTAACATAGTTTCCGTTACTGAGTTTGAAGCTGTTTGCTGCGGCAACAGCGCTCGTTACCTGTACGCCTCCGATAGACAGCGAACCCTGCCATTGCGTGACAGCCCCGACGGGTACTTGCGAATTAATTACTTGTCCGCCTAGAGACGATATAGCGGTACCCACAGTCAGGAAGTTCGCACCGACCCAAGTCGTATTGGCAATCTTCAGTGTCCTGTCCGAACTGCCCGGAGTCGGGGTAAAAACCGGACCCCACTGCGCCGGACTGCTAGAGGGCACCGAATTGATATTGTTGTTTGTTAGTGACTGATAAATGACGCCATCTGGACCCAGTATGATACACGCCGTCGAATAGGTTTCGGACGCGTCCCAGTCTGGGATTCCTCGCTGGCACAGATACCGAATCCCTTGAAATGTATAGTTCAACACCCAGTTGAAGTATTGCCGCGGTGGCTTGACCCCGATCTGCCACCCAGCCGATGCATAGGTATTACCCGGATCTTGTAGATCGGCCGCAGTTGCCGTCTGACCCCACGAATTTCGGACCGCTGGTTTGGCGTACGTCGTCACGGATCAACCTGTAGAGATCTGGATGTTATTGGCCTTGGCGCCAACGGTAGCCATGCTGAACATAGGAGAGAGAGCCCCGGATGAAGCGACCGTAATCCTGATGATCAAGCCATTGCGCATATAGACCGCCTCTTTACCGTCGTAGTACACCGCGAAGGTGTCCCCCGGTGCATATGCAGTAGATGACTGCACCAAGGTTCCAGACTCATAGATCGCGGTGAACCCATTAGAACTGGTATTGATTCCGAAATTGATCGTTGGGAAGTTTGGAGATCCAGACGGATTCGTTGCAAGACCCGCGACCATGTTGTGGGTCGTATCTGGAACAGTCCACGATAGATAGATATGCGTGCTTGGACTTGCCACATAGGCAGACGAGTCAAAAGAGTTTGTTCCTGTGAGCTTCTGAACTGAGCTGATGTTGGGCGATGTGGCCGTCCCGGACGTAGTCCAGGAGTACCCGCTCTGCGGGAATACGAATTGATAGCGCACCCCGGCAGCACGCGGAATAAGATCAAACCCGGTGAGTAATTGAGACAGAACCGGATCTACCGCCATAGAAGGCATGATCAGCACGACGTTAGTACCGGGGTCAATCACGGTGGTGGCAATGCCAATCACATCCGCAACAGCCGCCTCGAACTCGGCAACTGAGCCGTCCCAGTCGTTTTGTAGGATCTTGGCCCGCAGAAGAGTTCTATACTCTGGATCTCCAAGGGTCGCAGTGGTCGAGGAATTCTCATTTAGCTCTATGAATCGACCGCCGACGGATGGGTTGCCGATCTCTCCAAAGGTCAACGCCGTGGCGTCATCCGCGAAGCCAAAAAACTGGACCAGCAAAACGCCGCCGATGGTGCGGGGGAAGCCGATCCATTGTCCGTCGATATCGAGCTGCGAGCCCAGCGCGTTATCTAGATCGAACTGCGCTGGAAGGGATTGCAGTAGCGATGTGATATCGCCGATGGTATTGGCGGTGAGCTGGACGGTCTGGATTAAATTCGGAGAGTTGGCGTACTCCGACGTGAGAAGCTGGGAATAGTCCGTCATACGCTGCTGATGCTGATCGTTCCCGGAACAGATGCGACGTTGAACGCGAGCGACAGATCCGTGGACTGAAAACCGCCGCCGTTGCTATTGATCTGAAGAGACTTCACCAAGAATGTTGTTGCCGCCGCCGTTCCCTGCAGGAGAGCTGCTTGAATGAGTTGGGCTACGTTCACCACGCCCCCGATGGGTACGTTGTTGATAGTCGACTGAAGGGCTGAAGTAATCATTGCAGCCGTAGTCGACGCATATCCATTGAGTTGGTGAATGCTGAGATTGACGCCGATCAGGTTATAGGTGCCAGAAGCCCCGCCATTGCCGGCGTTCATGAAGCCGACGACTTTGGTGTATCCGGAGGAGTCGGTGATGGTGAAATTAGCTCCACCTGCCCCCGTGATGTAGGTGCCTATGCCGGGAGGTATTTTGCTGGCGATTGCCTGCGCAACGGATAGCGCTACGCCACCCTCCACCACAAACGCCAGCGTATTGGCCGGGATACTGTTCGAGTTTGTCGTGTTTGTGTTGTTTTCGTAAGGTGTAACGCGCGTTACCCCAGAAACCTGCGCGATAGCCGCTGCAATACCTTGGAACACATTGACGGACGGGAGCGCGACCGATGCGGCTTGTCTGAGACGGAGCTGTGCATCGGTCTCAACAGAATTTCCTGGTGTCGCCGCGCTCGCATTGTTGACCGTTTGCCAACCCAGGATGGGCGTGGCAATGGCATTGATCGAGTTCGCACCTGCCGTGATAGCGCCGATCGTCGTGCACGTTGCCGTGATATTGATCGTGCCTGCGTTCGGGATCGTCGTTGGCGAGGGCAGAGCCCAGAGGTTCCCGTTCGTATCCTGTGCCTGGCCATTCGTGATGACCGTACCGGCCACACCCACACAGGTGAGGACTGCTGTGCCGAAGGAACCCGCGATCCGCGTCAATCCATTGATCTTGACGTTAGACGAGAGTCCATTGCCCTGCGCTGTCGTGGGCGAGAACGAGTTATAGACCGCTACGGCAGCCGCGTTACAGTCGGTGATCGCTTTGGCGATGACAGCAATCCACTGTCCGTCGGCAGAGTCATTGCCCAGGTAGGCATCAGCGCCGTAGATCGACTGGAACTGAGAAACGAGGTAGCTATAGACAGACGCGAAGTTCGGCGCGCTGATCCCAGTAGCGCTGACAGTGGCCGCAACCGGGGATGTCATGTGCCAATGCCGAGCGGAATGGAGACCGAGACTGGCGTCGTGGAATAGAGTGTCTGCACTGTTACATTCACCGTCAGAGTTCGACCTGAGCTACCGCTGAAGGAACTGGAATAGGAAAGGATCTGGGTGACGCCCGGAGTGCCGAGAATGCGGCGCTTGATCGCGGCGTCTGGGGTCTTGTTGTAACGCTCGCCGAGGATCTCGGTGAGGTACGGCGTGCCGTCGGTCGTGTCGAGGAAGAACTCCCCCAACCACAATTTGAGGCGTGTGCCGATGGACTGTTCGACCGCCTGGACGTTGTTGACGTACCAAGGTTGGCCAATCGTGTAGTCTCCGAGCGGCGAGAGCGGGCGCGTTCTCATGTTCCGGGTGTCGGAGGCTGGCCGTTGGATGGGTGCGTGTGGGTCGAGAGGTGCACGGCACTGCCGCCAGTCTTGGCGACGACCTCTGTCTGTCCTGTGACCGTGGCGGGCGACACCAGATTTCCGCTGCTGTCGATCGTCACGTTGTTGATGGTGACTCCACCGCTCGCCACGATCTTGACCATCTTATTGGCTGGGTCGAACTCGACATAGCAGGAGTCGTCGTCAGTACGCAGACGGGCTGTCGTTGCGTCGAAAGACGCAAAGGCCCGCTTCTTGGAGCGCACGCCGACAATGGCGAAGCCGTCTGACAGGTTATGCATGCGGTACTCGGGCGGATTGTTCATGACGTTGACCGGACCACCGTCCGCGCCGGTTTGCCCTGTAGGAGCAACGAACCCGTTCTGCCACCACGAGTCGATGCAGCGCGAAGCAAACACCACGAGGCACTCATCCCCGGCCGTGACCGGGAAGGTCCACGTCGCACCGCCGCCGCCCTGCCAGCAGATCGGCACATCGACCAGCTTCGGCATCTGGATGGGCTTGTAGGTGCCATCGAGCTGTCGCACGCGGCCATTGACGGCCGGTTGAACTTCGACCGTGTTGCCATTGTTGCTGACGGCCTGGATGACACCGGGAAGCGCGGTCCATACCCGAGAGACCATCGCCTCAAACGCCATGCGCATCGTTTCCTCGGGATCGTGCACCCGCTCTCGGTAATCCATGGGGTATTGCTCAGTACTGAGGGATGGAGTCAGCCGAAGCAACGGTGCTTTGTGCCGTGCTCGATGCGGAAGGAACGGTAGCGTCCACACTCAGGCAAGTGAGGTCGGTGTACCAGGCGTTACCGCGTGTATCCCCGAAGTGCTCGGCCTTCATGACATAGTAGAGACCGTTGGCACTCACCTTCGCCGCGCCTTGCTGCAAGCTCAAGTTATTGCCGACAGACCGAGCATCCAGTCCAAAGCGCAGCTCGTTGATCGTCGCGTCGAGTTTGATCGTCTGGCCGATCCTAATGTTAGGGTTCATCAGCACGCGCACAGACAGGCCGTTTTGTGTTTGCTCCGGTACACCGATTAGGCCCGTCTCCGGGGTAATCACGACGGTTCCACCAGGAATGAAACTAGTGAGCGGCACCACGGTGAGTCCGCCGTTATCGTCAATCCACCACTTGCAATTCTGAGACTTCGCAAAGTCGCGCATTTCATCGCGCCACGAACCGAAGAACACACGCCCCCTGATCTGGCGGTTGGGATCCAAGGCAGGCACGGGGATATAGCCCTCGACGAGCTGTTGGTCGGCGCTGAATATCGGCTTGGCACTATTCATGGCCTCAGCCGCCGCGGCACCGACTGCAAGTAGGTTTTTCACCGTACCCTCTGCAGTCCTACCGGCGGCCAACGTAAAAGCCGCTGGCGCGAAGTTGTAGACGCCATCGCCAGCAGCGGCGGTAATCGAGATGTAGCTATTCTTCTGGTCCTCACGACCTTGCCGAATTTGCTTGATAGATCCCGCAAATATCTGTGTCAGTGGCTGAGAGCCATAGGAGACCTTCAAACAGAGGTACTGAAATTCAGGTACTCCGCCTACCCCACGCATTTGGTTCGAGGTATTCGTCGATAGGTTCCAGACTGTGACGTCTGCGGTGTTGGGCGTTTGCGTATCGCCACGGCGCACTTCGAATGTCACGCGCAACGCACCGAGTTCAACGCCATTACCGGAGGCGTCGGCGACGATGAGTGAACAGTTTCTGAGATACTGCTGCGTCATGGCGTCGTCACAAAATAAACTTGCCCGTCGCTACCCAAATTATCGAATGTGGGGACCGCGTCGGGATTTGATGTTGTTTGAACAACCAGCGCACCTGGAAATCCCAAATGTCGGTACTGTGCAAGCAGATCCGCGCCCGTCACCAGGGGCACGCCCTGTAAGATCGGATTACCGCTACTGTCCGCGATATCCACCGTCCATCCGCCTAGACCCGAGGTGTCATTGCGATAAAGGAACGTGAGCTGATACGTGATACCGCCCAACGCGGTCGAGAACGTCTGCGGTGTTCCCACCTGCAACGGGATGCTGAAAACGTCGCTCATTAGTGCGGCAGTATCCCGATGAGCGGTGAAACCTTAGAGGTAACCGATTGCACCAATTGTGACCCGGTGTTCACCAGGTCCATGGTCGATGCGGGAATGGCCTGTTTGATCTTTGACGTCAAAGCCGTCACGGTAGAGCCGACGGCCGGGGTGATGGTCGCAGCTTGGGTCGTAACGACAATAATCTGTCGTAGCACGGCCTGCACATTCAGCGCGTACTGGGTTCGCTGGTCGCGCCTGAGTCGCAGCGACGCAATCAGCATGCTGTCGTAGACGCGCAGTCCAGACGACACCGAGATGGCTTGGCGAGACTCCTGAAGTTGGAGCAGGTTGGAATAGATCCCGGCGACATAGTCTGACGCCCGCATGGCACCGCCTGTGAACGAGCCACTACTGCCTGCGCCAGGGTTCGATAGCAAAGACGAAATGCCGCTTGCGATGCCCAGAATGCCGGCGGCCACCGGCGACTGCGTGGCGACCAATCCCGAGACCAGACCCAGCGCACCGGAGGAACTCGAGTCCGACCAGCCGCACGTCAGCACCAGTTCCATCGGGCGCTTGAAGCTGTGGTCCGTGATGGCAGCTCCGGCCTCGACCGGATGCTCGGTGATCTCGAGCGAGTCCTCGTAGTGCTCCTCCAGCGTCGTATCGACCTGGATGCCGCCAATCTGGTTAGACTGCTGCATGAAGAGGTCAATCCCGCCCAGCAGCGCGATTTCAGCGAGATTGACTGACATATGAGCCTACTGAGCGAGTAGCGCGAAGCTGCGCGTGAGGTCCGAGTTGATCTGTCTCAAGCGGTCGGCCACGAGGTCTGCGGCTCGCTGTGGATCACCTGAGCCATGGACGTGAATCGTGGTCTGTGGGCTGATCGTCGTTGTGCCGCGAACATAGTCGATCGCCGTATCGGCCTGATCCCGTA